CGTCCACGCCCTCAACCGCCCAGCGAGCCTCGGGCGTGCGCATAGCAGCAGCGGCGTAGAACAGAAGTTGATGGTTCTCTTCAGCGTCCACCGCCACCCCATCACCAAACTTCCAATCAACAACCACTGCACGACGGCTAATTCGGCCAATGAGGTCAACTGATCCAAATACACCGGCAAGGAATCCTCCGAAATGCACCGTAAGCTCGGTCTGGAACTCCAGCTCACGATTAGGGTCAATTTCGTTTAACGCGTCGAGAGCAAACTTCAGTTTCTCGTTATTGTCAAAGTCGTCCACCTTCATGTCCAGCGACAGGATCGCGTGCATCGCATTGTGCAAACGCGTGCCTTCTTCGGCGTATGCGCTAGACGGGCTAGGCGGAACTTTGTCAACGAGCGCCCGCGAACCGGGGCAGTTGATGAGACGTTTAGCGGATGATCCGCCAACGATATTGCTGTGTGTCATTACCTTACCTTTCTTACAGCCGACCCTAGACAAGTTTGCGGAGTTGTGCAACAAATATTTTTATGCTGGAGAAGCAAATCGAAGCCTACTTCGTCAAGTCTGTGAAGGCGCTCGGCGGTATTGCTTACAAATTCAACAGCCTGTCAAACCGTGGCGTCAGCGACCGCATCGTCGTGTTGCCAAACGGCGAGGCGTGGTTCATCGAACTGAAAACGGAGCGCGGGCGTCTGTCCGCGTTGCAGAAAATATTCGCAAGCGACATGCGCAGGCTCAACCAGAACTATGCGTGTCTCAACTCTATAGAAGCCGTTGACCGATGGACCTACGACCGTATCAACACGAAGCCGCCGATTTCCTCTTTGCCCACGACAGAGCCATGATCCTCGCGCCGGTTGGCGCGGGCAAGACAGCGATCACGCTTACAGCCATGTCGGACATGACCGCGCGCGGGCACTGCGACCGTTGGCTTGTGCTTGCGCCCAAGCGCGTCTGTCTGTCCGTCTGGCCAACCGAGGTCAAGAAATGGGCCGATCATCTGAAACTGGCGATTGCAGTCGGCACGCCGGCACAACGCAAGGCTGCGTTCGAATCAGACGCGGACATCGTCGTCACCAACTACGACAACATCCCGTCGATAGATCCGACGCATTTCGACGGTATCGTCTTTGACGAGCTGACGCGGCTGAAGAATCCGTCCGGTAAGCGGTTCAAATTTCTGCTCAAGATACTCGATCAGTTTCAGATCCGCTGGGGGTTAACGGGCTCGTTTACCAGTAATGGCCTCGAAGACGTGTTTGGCCAGTGCAAGGTCGTCGATCAGGCGCTGCTCGGCCGCAGCAAGGGCGCGTTCCTGCAACAGTATTTCTACTGCGTTAACCGCGACTTTGGCCAATGGGAGCCGCTGCCTGACGCGCTGCCGAAGGTTATGGAAGCGATCAAGCCGGCGACCTATGTGCTGGAGCCGGGCGAGTATAAGGACAAGCTGCCGCCGCTCCACGTCGTCGAGATGCGCTGCGACATGGACATGCAGCCTTACAATACGATGAAGCGCGAGTTCGTGCTGGAGCTGGGCCAGACGATCACAGCGCCGACAGCGGCCGTCGTGACGCAGAAGTTACAGCAGCTCGCGGGCGGGTTTGTCTACGGCGAGGCCGGCCCTGAGTGGCTGTCGGGCCACAAGTTCGACATGCTCGATGACATTCTTGAAGAGAACCAGCACGCCAATACTATCGTTGTCTACAACTACAAGGAAGAGCTGGCCGAGCTGAAGCGCCGCTACAAGCTGACCACTATCGACGAAGACAACGCTGTGGATAACTGGAACGCCGGCAAGATCCAACTGCTGGCGATCCACCCCAAGAGCGCCGGGCATGGGCTCAACCTGCAATTCGGCGGCAACAAGATCGTCTTTCTGTCGCTGCCATGGTCGCTGGAGCTTTACGAACAGACCATCGGCCGGCTGCACCGCAGCGGCCAGACGCGCGACGTGTGGTGTTACGTCATCCTCTGTAATAAAACTATTGACGACCGAATATTCGAGAGTCTAAAAGACAAGCGAACATTGGCTGAGATCGCCCTGGAGGAACTGAAGTGAATTGGCCGGAACTCCAGAACGTGCTGACCAGCCTGACGGAACGAGAGGTATTGGACCTCTTGGAGGACGAGCGCCGTAACGCTCGGCGGTCTACATTCATCATACGTCTGCACCAGCGTTTTACGACGTTGCGGATGTTACGTGAACGGGCCGAATTGATGAGAGAAATAGATGACACCGCACGAACTTCTAAAGCTGGCCGGGGACGTAATCGCCGAGCGCGGCGCTAACTACGGCGGAATCGAAGACAACTTCCAGTTGATCTCTGACCTCGCCAGTCTGCGCCTCGGGCGCGACTTTCATCCTTACGAGATCGCCGTCATCATGGCGTGTGTCAAGAATGCGCGTGCGTTTGCGTCGCCGAATCACCTCGACAGCCATGTTGACGCTATGAACTATGAGATGTTTGCGGCGACCTTCGCCGAGGACTACATCATGTCAAAGCAGGGATCGGAAGCGATTGCCTATCAGAAGAAGGCCAACCGGAAGGTAGCGCAGGCGTCAAAGCCGACACGCGCTGCGAAACTTCCCGTAGTCAGTGACAAACTGAGCGAGCTGACTTCCCTTCGGGAGGCTTCGCAGTTCACGCGCGGCACGTAATTGCTGATCGACAGTATAGTTTACGAGCGGAGGGCAACCCCCGCTCGTCGACTGACAGCCGCTAGAACCGACCAGCGTCAAGATCAGCAGCAGTCTCTTCCGTAGTCTTGGGTTTGGCAATTTCGGCCTGTCGCCTTCAGTTGCTCTTGGTGCCGCCGGTCACGTTCCAGTCCTTGGCGGCGATAAGGCCAAGCCCGACCAGAGCGTTCTGGAGATCTTCCCAGTTAACCGTCTTCGTCTGCCACGCGTGCCACAGGACGGTCGCGAGCGCGAGAACGCCGGAGATGGTGGTGTAGGGGCTGTGAATCATTGAACTAGTCCTCTTTGAGTTGCCGAACCAACTCCTGAACTTGGGGGTTGGTTTGGAGAGCCACAATAAGCATGGCGTCGAAACGGGCTTGCAGATCGTCTGAAGGTGGGGGCGGCTCGACGGCGTCTTGAGCCTTGATGATAGCGTCGCGATAGTCGTCCGCTATGGCCGCGATCTCTTTGGCGCGGTCGGTGCCGTTGATGATACGGCGCGCGTTCACGTAGTCGCGTCGGCCGTCTGCAATATAGTCGGATAATTTCTTGCCTGTAAAAATACCCTTGGTCATGCCGTCGAACATCACGAACAGCGATGTTGGCCACTCCAGCGCCTTGTCCGGCGTGGCGGCGATACTGTAACGCTCATAGTTGGCCTTCCACGTCAACTGGACAAGCCCGCGCCCGTAATAGGGGTAATAAGGCTTCGATTTCAGATACGCCTGCGAGCCATACTCCTTGATAGGCTGCATCGTGTGCGCCGTCTCCCACTTGACCGTGGCGAGCATATAGGCGAGCTGGTCGTCCGTGACGCCGCGATAGTTGTCGTCGCGGTAGTTGATGATGTTCTCCATCCCGACGACCTGATCCTGCGTCAGCCTGCCACCAAACAGGCTGTTGCGGACCTCGTCGAAGAAGACGGCCAAATTCATCGGTCGGCCTTTGTCGCTATCAGATCGCGGATCGTGTCGAGTTTGGCGAAAACCTGCGCAAAGGTACTGTTGAACTCGTCGCGAGTGACGTAGCGCCCGGCAACCAGCACCTCTATAGCGGCGACCTTATCGGCCAGCTCTTTGTCTTCGCGTTGCAACTCTTTCACCGAGTTCCAGACGGTGTTGAGAATCCAGCCGCCCATAGCGCCGATGACGGCCACAGCCACGTCAAAAAAGATCTGTGTTTCGCTCGTCATCGCCTCGCCATTGCGTTGACGCCCTGTGTCGCAATAGGAGCGGCCAGCGGCGCAAATTGAACTGAGAAAGGAACGGCTGTCGGCGCGCCGCGCGTCATAGCCGCGACGTTGGACGCCGCCCGCCGCGCCAAAGCGTTACGGACAGCCCTGCCGCTCGCGCCGGCCAACGCCGCTCCGCCCGCACCAAAGACTGCGTAAGGATCGTCACTGGACAATCCATACCCGCCGACAAGCGCCTGCGAAGCGAGCATAGTAGGGTTACGCGTCGGGGAGACCATGCTGGCGAGATTGGCGAGAGAC